ATCAACTTTTTCTGAAGAACATCTGACTTTCTCTGTATTTCCTCGGGCAGATTGGATTGTTCCATTTCAATCACTTCAGTCATATTTTCCTGTAAGATAGAAAGGTATGTTTCACTGCCGCCTGTCAATTGATTCAAAGCATCCACAAAAGCTTGTTTCAAAGATTCCTCATAGACTGTCCGTGCATGACACGCTCCTTTTTTCTCCAATCTGGTCATACATCGCCACACCACAGATTTGCAGCCTCGGTTATTCCAGTGTATTCTGCGGAATTGTTCCCCGCATTCAGCACAGTAAAGCAAACCAGTAAAACAGTGTTTTGCACTAAATCCACGCCGTCTGCCCATACAGTCCACCTGTGAACCACGCCTTGCAATTTCCTCCTGTACCTGTAAGAACAATGCTCTGGGAATAATTGCCTCATGATCGTCCTCCACATAATACTGCGGCATTTCACCGTTATTTTTAATGCGTTTTTTCTTGAGAAAATCCACAGTATATGTTTTTTGCAGAAGGGCATCTCCCATATACTTTTCATTTTCCAGAATTAACCGAATCGAACTGTCATGCCATCGGGTATTTCCTCTTGCTGTTCGGATACCGTCCCGTTCCAGTCCCCTTGCGATCTGCTGACAGCTTGCTCCCTCCAGATACTCCCGATAGATTCGTTTTACCGTTTCCGCTTGTTCCGGATTGATCACAAGATCTCCGTTTTCGTCCTTATCATAGCCAAGAAAACAGCTGGCATTGACCATCACCTTTCCCTGTTGAAACCGATACTGCATTCCCAGTTTGACATTCTGACTCAGAGATTCTGATTCCTGTTGTGCCAGAGATGCCATAATGGTAATCAGCACTTCCCCTTTCGCATCCATTGTGTTGATGGACTCTTTTTCAAAATAGATTGGAATGTTTTGTGCTTTCAGCTGTCGGATGTAATTCAGGCAATCTACTGTGTTTCTGGCGAATCGGCTGATGGATTTTGTGATGAGCATATCAATCTTTCCGTCCATGCAGTCCTGAATCATCTGATGGAACTGTTCCCGATGTTTTGTAGAGGTTGCACTGATACCGTCATCGGCATAGATTCCAGCAAAGACCCATTCCGGATTCCTGTGAATAACTTCCTCATAATGTGCAATTTGTGCCTGATAGCTGGTTGCCTGTTCTTCCGTATCTGTGGAAACACGGCAATAGGCTGCCACACGAATCTTTTGAGTTTCCTGTGACGCTACAGCATGATTTCTTTGCTTTCGGGGTGGAATTGTAGTGACTTTTGGCATTGTTGCATTACTCCTTGCTTTGAATCAAATGATAAAGATATTCTGCTTGTTGAAATGGCGTGTTTCCATCTAATTCTGGTATTTGCTGCGGCAGTTTCAACAAAAATTTTGTCTGTGGACATACTGGCTTTCTCCTCGTTTTTCCAAGTCGCTGCATTACATCTGCACGATGCTGCCACTCTGCATTTGCCCGAGCATATGTTTCTTTGTCCAGAATTGCCGGATAAAAAGCATCTCCAAGGTAGCATTTTCGCTGCAGCATTCGACGAACAGTGCTATGTGCCATGGGATGACCTGCTGCTCTTGCTGCCGACTGTAAACTCATACCAGCAATATAATTTTGAAAAATAAGGCGAATCTGTGCTGCCTCTGCCGGTATAATCACAGCAGCACCGTTTTCAATTCGGTAGCCGTAAGGAATCTGTCCCATCAAATTTCCTCCTTTAACAGTAGACCGCATTTAAGCCGAAATCCAATATGATTCCGATCATACAGAATTATTTGTTCTGCAAATGCAGAAAACCATGTCTCCTGAAATTCTGTCAACATTGCAGAATGCTGCTCTGTAAATCGCAGCAGCTGTTTTAATTCTGCAATTATCTCAGTTTCTCCATGTGTTTCCTGTTCCAACTGTGCAATTTCCATACGGCAGGACTCCGCTTGTTTCTGCAAAGCATTCATTTCCTGCCGGAATAAAACAGGATCTACAACCTTTTGTGCATACAAACGATACAGTGTGTTTTTCTTTTCAGCATGAGATTCCAGCTGCTTTTGCAGTTCCTGCATTCGCCGAACATTTTCATCATTGCTGTTCGCTTTCAGTTGTTCTAACAATGGTTTCAAAATGTGCTTTCTGCTGAAAATCAGTTTGTTCAACATCGTAACAAAAGCGGCTTTCAATACATCCTCCCGCACATATTTCACAGGACATTTTTGAGCACTTTCAATATGAGCCGCACACGTCCATGCAATTTCATTGCCGCTGTGGATCCTGCGTTTGCAAGTGCTGCCGCATTTGCCGCAAATCACCTTTCCGGAAAAAGCGTATCGCTTTTGATACTTTTCTGTACCACACACAATGCCTTTTTCGGCAGCTCGCTGTCGAATGACTGCATTTGCTTTTGCAAAAGTTTCCCGACTAACAATTGGTATGTGGTGATCTGAAAGAAGATAACATTCCACTTCTCCATGATTTTTGTGCCGATGAAAATGTGCATCGGTATACGTTTTCTGCAGCAAAACATCTCCCACATATTTTTCATTGCCGGCAATTCCACGAATCGCAGCATCACACCAATGACGTCCATTCTTGAAGGGAATCCCCTGCTGTTCCAACAGATCTGCAATCTGACAAGAACTTTTTCCGGATAACAAGGCAGAAAAAATGTATTTCACAATTTCTGCCTCCTCGGGTTCGAGTCCCATCTCTCCCCTGTCATTTCTGTAATACCCGTAAGGGAAAGACGATGACACATAGGTACCGTTTTGAAACCGGTGCTGTACCGACCACTTCTCATTTCTGGATATGGATAAAGATTCTTCCTCTGCCATGCTGCTGAGTATCGTCAGAAACAATTCGCTTTCCATACTTCCGGTGTCTATGTTTTCTTTTTCAAAGAAAACGGAAACCCCAATTCCTGATAGTTCCCGAACAAGAGCGAGGCACTCCGCCGTATTTCTGGAAAACCGACTGATGGATTTCACCAAAATGCGGTCTACCCTGCCCATGCGGCAAGCCTGTAAAAGGTCTTGCAGTCCAGGACGAATTTCTGCTTTTGTTCCAGTAATGCCAGCATCATAAAAGATACCCGCAGATTCCCACTCTGTATGCAGTTTGATCCACGCCGCATAATGTTCTTTTTGTGTTCCCAGACTTTCTATCTGGTCATCATGCTCTGTGGAAACACGGCAATAAGCCGCTACACGACATTTTCGATGAATAGCTGCAGAGCGATTTGCCTCAATTTTGGTAATAGTTTTCATGCTTCTGCACCTCCTTTTGACGTGTCCATATTACCTCTTTTTCGGCGGAATTGCAAGCGTTTTCGGCAATAAGTCCACGTAAATCGGAGAGAAAGAATGCCGATTTTTGAGCGTTAATTTGTCATATTCCTCAAAAGAAATCAAACCGGAATGATATAACGCATCAGTCAGCTTTTGAGCACGGTGGTAATTCAGTTCATCCATCAATTTTTGTTGTTCCATAAAAGAATCCTCACTGATTGAAATTATCCCAAGAAACATAACCAGTCACAAATCGTCCCACCGGTGCTTTTCCGCAGAACTCCGGCTTTGTGGTGATACGATAACGACCGTTCTTGCAGGCAATTCCGTCATAGAGATAGTAAGTGCCGCTGATTCTTCTGGTTACAGATGTAGTTTCTGCACTGGCGAACAGAGGTGTATTGGCACGAATGGCAACCTTCTGCCCCTTGGTGAACTTGCCGCCATTGGTGTAGACTACATTTCCGTTGGCATCAAATACAGAATATCCGACCTTGCAGGCTTTCTTCGCATTCTCCAAAGAGGAATACGCACCAAGCTGCGACTTCGCATCTGCCCAAGACTTTCTCACTCGGTAAATCTGCTTTGTTGCAGGAATAGGTGTTGTGGATGCAGAACCTGCGTTCAAATAAGACTGTACCTTTTCCTTGAACTCCGTCCAATGCGGCAAGATATACGCCGGACACATCTTGTACCGATTGTACATGGTGTTCAGCTGGTCAATCGTTCCGTTTCGTCCGTCACGAACATTGAGCCAGTGGGTATGCGTGTAGAGATGGTTGATGTCCAGTCCATACTGTTTTAATAACGCTGCTGCCAATTTCGCTGCATTATCTTCCGACTTCTTATCCGTGGAATTGTATGCAGAGGACATAATACACTCGATGGCGATGGTTCTTCTGTTGCCGTTTCCAGAGCCATCAGCAGCGTGCCAGCCACTCAGGCTGTGAGGCAGATTCTGCCATGCACACACATTATCCACATAATAGTGGACTCGCACGTCATTCATATTGTTATTGACCGTTGCCCTTGTGTACTGTTCCGCAGGGGTCGTGCCGCTTGCTACGGTGATCCAGTCGGTATTGTGGACGGTCACACCAATGATTTTTCCTGCCATGGAAACAGAGGGCATATCGCTGTGGTTGGGATTGGGTTTGGTGAGCAAATACCAGTAGCTCT